GCTGAAGAAGGCAAGGAAGTCGTCACGCTTTTTGGCTTTGCCGATCTTGCCTTTCTCGGTTTTGAGGGCGTCGATTTCTTTTTGGTATCTTCCTCTGATCCAACGGATAAGCCCATCGGTGTGGGTTCTGGGATCGGGGATGGTTCCGGCTCTGACAAAACTGTTGTTGTAGGTTTCGATGGTTTGGGCGAGGTCTCGGTTGGCTTCGAGTGCTCGTAATGTGTTCCCAGCAATTTGGTTAAATATACTGCCAGCTGTTGAAAGATATTCATTTACTTCCTCCGTTTCTTGTGAAGTCATTGTTAAATTAGTCATATCGCGTAACATCGCATCTTGCGACCATACGGCTTTGGATTTTTTAAATCTACTTATATCTACCCCATACGAGGCGCGCATAGATTCGAAGCTTGAGCCAGTGTAAGTGGTGTGCCAGACAATACCGATTTTTGCAGATAGAACGTCACGAGCGCTAGGTGAATCGGCAGGGATAGCATATACAATTGTATTGGGGTGAAAGGTAACATATTTGTCTCCTTCTATGGTGTTTGTGGACAGATCTCCGGGACCAAAAAGAAAGTCTCCTTGAACCACACCCCTGATTCCCAGCTCTGGCAAGTAGCGTAATGCCAGTTTGAGCTTATCTGCAAGATCACCAGAAGTATCAGCATCAACATCAGCTGCAGATTTATAGACTTTAGGGTTTTTGTTGAAAATGCCTTTTTTGGCAACGAAAAATTTATCGTCACTCGGATCAATACCAGCAAAAATAGCAGGAGCGCCGTCCCATTTAACACTGACGTTTCCAGCATGAGTTCCTTTCAGCATATCTCTGAGAGAACGTAATGCTAAGATTGCCTCTCTAGTTCCTTTAACCCCACCGTACAGGACTTTGTCCTCGATGTGAGTCATATGTGTATTCTTTTGTTCGGTTATATATGAGCTAAAATTTTCCATTATCTTACCTCGATCCAGCCAAGTGATGCCCATCCAGATTTATTTGAACCGGTTGATGCAATGGCAATAAGAAATACTGTTGAAGTATCACCAAGAGTTGTAGTAGTTTTTCGTTGAATCTGTGTAATACTTCTTTCAGGAAAAAGTGTAGATTCTCCCATATTACCAGAACTAATAAATTTAGTGTCTACGATTTCGCCGCCCGTAAAACTTGTTGCTGTAATGTTGTATTCTATTGGGGATTCTGCGGAATAACTTACCCATGTCCCACCTGTTAAAGTTACATCTTCTAAAACTCTAATGAATACGCTGGTGTTATCTAACGTAGCGCCTGAAAAAACGTCTGGAATGATAACTGAATTTAGACTGTCTGACTTTAAACGAATAGCAACAATAGGATAGAATGTATTAGAGTTAATAAGAGTCTTACCTGTTATAGCACTAGAAATACTTCTTTGACGTCCTAAAAGAGTTGTAGTTCCTTCTGTCGAAAATGAGTGTGACCCTTGGTAGAAGGTGTGGGTTCCAGCTGCCCCTGTTACATTTGTCAACTCAATTCTTATAGGAAGTGTGGCTGTTGAAGCCCATGTAGTACCAATAACGTTTGCATGATTAAATTGATGAACTGGAATCTTATTGTTTCCAATCACAAAGTTAAATTCAACCTGACCTGCACCATACCATTCATATTCAATAACCATCAGTTGAATGTTGTTAGGGTCAGCTACGATACCAGTTGGTCCTGTTCCGTCCAGTTTATCTACGTTCCAGTTTTCACGAGCCACGCGGGCTTCAACCACACCGCCAGCAGTATTTCTACGGCACACAACATAATATGTACCATCACCACCATCTTCGAAATATGCTCCATCATTTTCATCAAAGAGACCAAAACGACGACGAACACCCGTAGTTGGTGTCCCAAAAATAGCTGTTATCGAAACTTCGCTTTGGCGACCAGGTATGTATCTCTGAACACGTTTGGTTTGGCGAATAACTTCATCACCCGCATCAGAACCGACTTCTAATCTAACCATACCAAGATATGGTTCATGAGTTGATGATGCAGTTCCAGTTACCTTTTCATCCCAAATACGAGTATCTTTGCCTGTTTTAAATGTGCCATAGTCTGTAACTTCAAACGTGGAAACTTTACGGCGGTTTTTAGAAGTGTGCTGGACAGTATCATCATCTACAGTAACAACCTGCTTACCCCATGGATTTACTGTTGTAACAAACTCCCCATCACTATGAGCCAGAAGATTAACCTCATAAATGTCATCGTTTTTCTGGGGCCTTTGTTTACTGTCTCGACTTTTGCTATACTGTGCCATTATTGTTTTACCTTCATCTTGAATCCTAGTTTGTTACCAGCGGTATATCCTGCCCAGGCAAACTCAAACTCTGCGTCTCTAAAGTAATTACTTTGAAATGTGATGCCTGTTTTACGAACATCAACATTTACCTGGATCAAAGTAACTTGTCTGGCAATACGGATTAACGATTCTTTTATTTCTTTATCACTATTTAAAATTTTCCAGATTGATTCTCCCAGCGGTGATATAATCAAGCGGAGCTTATCTTGACCCTGCTTCACACCTTCTGTTAGATTCATATTTAGGACCTTCCAGAAAGGACCCAGTAGTTGGATCAGCTCATCGTTAGTTTTATCATCCGTAAACTTTTTAAGAGAAGCTAGATCCATATCCTTAACTTTGATACCGGTAATCTCACTAAGTTTTTGTATAGCATCTGTTTCACGGTACTTATGCAGCTGGATCATCTGCTCTTTCATCGGTAGCTCATTGACCATCTTAAAGATCTGTAAGGATGGTTCTTTATCTAAGTCTACCGTATTAGCTTTTTTGGCCCTATTTTCAATAGCGTTAATAATATTCTGAATAGTTACCTTACCGCCGCCGCCAGACTTAACAGAAATTGGGTAGTGTACGCCAAAGCGAATCCCGTATATGTCGATCAGAGGCTCATTACTAGCAGTCGGAAAAAAGGACTTTTTAAAGTTTAACTTCTTCATAGCCCAAAGAGCACTTAGAAGTTCGCCATAGTCTGCAGATACTTTAGCAAGATCTTTCGCAGAAAATGTGACTTTTACAGAAGGATTGTCATCACCTTTCATAGCTGCATATGCAAGATCCATTAGTTGATCAGCAATTTCTGCATCATATCTCTTATATAAAACCTCCTTGAGCTGACGGATCATTTCGCCTTCAGCCAATGTCTTACCGGCAAATCCTAAATTGTCAGGGCTGAGATCTTTATTATTAAAAAGTAAAGGTCCGCCTTTTGCTGCACCAATGTAATTATTTACGTATGGTATCATAGTTCCATATGGTACGTTAGAGCCTAGATCAGCAGTGGCGATCAACACATAAGTCTCAAACTTATCGGAAATAGAAGGCCCTGGATAGTCTACAATTTCTAAATTATATTTCTTAAAATATGTATCGAACTGTGATGGATCTAGAGCAAACCGAATATGATAACCCTTACGGGAAGATTCCCCCATCTTAACACCACTTAAGGTTCTCTTAAGATAGGATTTAAATTCCCTTTGGTTTTTTGTATTAATATCACGTACAGTTTTTAGCATAAGTCTCTCGTTCGTTTCTTCTATTTATATAAAAAAATGGCCGAGCTTTTGCCCGGCCCAGTTGGAGACAACTAATGAATTTTTTAATAGTCTAAGGATGCGTTCCGGTTATAGACATATACGTCTGCTGTTTCGGAAAACTTAAGAGGAAGAGATTGATGGTAACGGTAGACACCCATGCGATGCCCACGCCCTTGAAGCTTGACGTACTTACGAGTAGTCTGACCACGCTCTTTATAGAAAGCGTTAGCTTCACGAACGGCTTTGCGGATAGCTTTGATCCACTCTTGGTCGCCAGGATCTTTCAGGTTAACAGTAGCGATGTACGAATCGGTGCGGTTTTCGTTGATGATCATGTGGTGTCCTCCGTTTGATATATCTAATATAATGTATCCGAGGAGGAATGTAAACCCCCTCGGATGATTTTTTTAGAGGAATTCTTGAATTTTTTCGATGGATTCGGGAGATCCGGAGACGGTGATTTCTGGATTTCCGCCGCCGGGTCCAAAGGTAATGTAAGATTCAAGTTTCAGATTGTGTTCGTCGAGAAGTTTGAAGAAGTCTTGAATAGGGCAGTCCCAAGCGCAATCGAAGGTGTAAGTCATGATGTAGTCTCCTTTGTTACTTAACCTTTATACGCTAAAAAAGGGGTTGTAAACCCCTTTTTTCATTTTATTTAAATTTTTTGGAGATATTGGTAGCGGATGTATCTCCTTATCAACACAACCTCATATACTAAAAAAGAGGAGCTGTAAACTCCCCTTTTTCATCTTTATTAAAAGAATTATACACCTAGAATTCTTGCTACTTCATGTTTGTTATCATTTGGAAGTGATTTGCCTGACATAATATGCTCTACAATTTGTTCAAAGTAAAATGCAGCATCTCCATGGCCATTTTCATCCAAGACAGCGGCACAATCTCTAAAGAACAGCTTGAGCTTCATATCTGCCATGCCATCACCAAGAGCTGCTCGGTGAGATTTACCTGTACGCTGATTCATTCCAACCATTCCTTTCTAGCATATTCAAAAAGCTTTCGAATTGATCTTCGTTAAGCTCTAGTTTCTTACCAGGAATAGTTCCATTTGAATATTCCTGAACTCGGCCGCCGTACATATGTTTCGATACATAGTAGACATGATCTTGATTTGGGTGTGTATATTTCATAATATATCCATAGTATCATAAAGGAGGGGAGCTGTAAACTCCCCTCTAAGTTTTAAGCCGCTAGAGCGTATTCTACAGCCTTTTCTGCAGCTTTGATTTTGCGGAGTTGGTTAGACCCAAACCACTGGCTATGGAGGCGGTTATCAGCATTACGACCTTGAAGGTGATCAGTTACATATGTAACCGAGTTAAATGCTTGCCACCATGAACCTTCGGCAAACTCTGCACCTGGCTGTGTTTCGAGAACGCTATATGCCTGCTTTGCCATGCGAGAGATAGTATCAGCGTTTACTTCCTCTTGCTTTGTTTGACCAGATGTAAGTGGGAACACTTCATTGTAATACTGCATCAGAGAGTCAACAGAAAATCGCTTTTGTCCGAGGAACTGAGCCAGTTCTTTGTACTTAGCAAATTTCTCATGAGCAATACCCATAGTAGCCTTGACAGTATCAGCATCAAACGCAGTGCGGTGACCAACTTTTACGGCACGTTGTGCTTGTGAGTTAAGAGCAAATGTCAGAGTATTGTTGCATACTACTCGAATTGGCGTAAAACGGATATCGATTGACTTGCCATAAACATGTGGATTGCTAAAAAGCATATATGAGTCAACTTGATCTCCACCAAAGAGGTCAAATGATTCTTTTACTTTAGCAAGAGCCCAAACATAGTTACCGCCTTTAAGCGATCCTGCGGTATGCATTTCCATATCACCCGCAAGAACGTACTCATTGAAAAATTCAAAAGCTTGTTCATTTTGAACAGGGTTCCAGTTTTCACCGACGTTGGTCAGGATTTTACCGTCAGTTTCACGCACAAGCGACTTCTGACCAGTTTTACGCTTTTCACCATTATACTCGATGAAAGACTCAACTTCCTGAACGCGCCAGTCAACACCGGCAGCTTTCATCATCTGACCTGGAGTCAGATCATTCGAAACCAAAGTACCAAGACCGTGCCAAGGTACATCACCAACATAAGCCATTTGAGCTTTACCGTCAACAAATTCAAGTTCATGTGCCATAATATATTCTCCTTATACCAGTTCGAAGCACTCACGTGCCACCATATTGAATTCACGCTTGGAGCATTCCGAAAAGTCCAAACCCCAGCATTCCATTTCGTACTGAACTTTTGCAGCAGTTTCAAGGTCAATCTTAAGAAGTTCTGCGATTTGACGAGTGTACATGTTCATAGTGTTTGTCTCCATTTCATATGATTACAATACGCCATATGAAATCATTTGTAAACAGTTAAATGTGCTTTTTGTAAAAAATATTTTGTTCTTTTTCACGATCATCCAGTTCATAATGACTTCTATATTGGTTGTTTGCCCTGATGACTTCACCTAAAATGCTGAGGTTATCAAACCCAAAATCCCAGATTGCATATGTGTCTTTTGGGAAACAACTTCCACCGTAACCTTTTTTCCCATCAAATCCAGGTACTTTAGTATGTGAAGGGCCAATCCGCGGGTCTTTAGCTATAGCACTAGCCACTACATTGTATCTTCCACCGATTGATTCTACCATATCTTTCCATTGATTGAACCATACAACTTTAGAAGCTAGAAATGAGTTAATGCCATATTTTACGAGACTTGCTTCTGCAGGTGTCATGAAATATGCTTTAGCGGGATTACAATTTGAGTTATAATTATAAAGGTTTTCAACTTTCTTACATACTTCAATATCTCCACCCAGAATATGGAATTCAGGATTCAAAAACTCATCATAGGAATTACGTTCAGTCAAAAATTCTGGGTTATATACAAAACGCTTATATCTGGTAAACTCTTCAGCCAGATCAGGCGTAATAGTCGATTTAATTACTACCATACCACTTGGAAATTGTTCAAGCTTTAGAATTACTTCCCTAATGATGTTGGCATCAATCCCGGAGGAATCATTCCCCATTGGGGTAGGCACAC